CGTAGACAGGAACCTGAGCGCCAAGTGGCAAGGTGACCGAGTCCCCTTTTTGTGGCCAGGGAAGAGCTGAGGTGAAATAGTCGTGGCGTTTCGCCCGACGTTCAAGCTTATAAAAGGTGTGGAGATCCGGTCCGTCATTGACTGGGACAGCTGTGGGATCCACCAGGTTCTGATCTCTGAACCAGTGATTTACGCAAAGTGCGTATGCCCTGAAAGGCAGGGCTGAGTGTGTGAGTCCTGGGACACCGACGGGCAATCCCATATAGTCCTGAATAGATCCTGTCGTGTAACCACCGCCAGGAGAAACCATCTGCGGGATGGTGTAGTCGGTGGTGTCACCAGGTGCGAATTGTTCGCCATTCATCTTTACCCAGTTTTCCCAGACAAGTCTGTAAGGTACGGCGAAGAAATGTGTATCCATGAACATATTGTCCATGGGTGGATTGATAAGAGTTGCGATGCGGGCTAGTGCCGTCATCTTGAGGTTGAAGGAGTCCCCAGGAAGAGCCTCATCGACCCAGAACGGGTAGAGGATTCCGGCATTTATCGTGGATTTGTAACCGTGCGATCGGTCGAAGGAAGAGCGTTGTATCTGAGCCTGGGGAACCTGAGAGAATTGATGGGACATTACGGAACGCATGATTTAGGCCTCCTTAATGAGTGCCGGTTTAGACGGAGAGTACTCCGTTGCGGTAGCGATGAGATTGATGGGTGACAGCGGAATGAACGTCGCTGTCTGATCGTCAAATGTGCCGATCTCGTAAAGCGTGAAGTCCTCGGGATGTTTATAAACCATGGTCTGAGGGTCGAGGCATAGATCTTGGAACCCTCGGAGTGCCATGCCGACGGTCGGCATGAAGAAGGGGACCTGGAAGAATTTTGCTTTACCGTCGTGTAAGGCGAAGATTTTAGTTGTCATTTATAGTCCTCATAAGATCGTCGTAGAGATTGGGTCTGTGCCCGTTTGACTTCTTCCCTAACAGGAAGTCGGAAGCTGTCTGAGTTAGATACTTTGCGAGTTTTGCCATCGTGAGTGAACGAAGCCTTAATTGTACTCGCTCTAGCCTTTCTTGCAAGTTTAAGTCGAGCGAGGTCGATCGGATGAGTGAGGCCGTAGCGGTTGTCGTAGAACTTCGGTGGAGATTGTTTGATTCCCGATGGAGTGATGAATACACCGGATGGGTATATATCTGTGTGGAACTTGTCGTACCAGGTCGCCCCGATCCCAGGGCGACGGGACATGGTGATGTATTCGGGGTGCTTTCCTTTGTAATGAGATTTCGCATTTACCCCGTAGACCTTTTTAAGTGTGTATCGTGCGACGTAAGAAGCGGAAGCACTCGTAACGTCTGCGACGGTTGAGAATCCGTTTGGCCAGAGTCGTTCGAGTTGCTTCGATCGATACCAGCGGAATGGTTGTTCTTTGAACAATTCCCGGTCAGGAAAAGAATACCCAAAAATAAGGGCGTGATAATGAGGACGGCCGAGTTTCGGACCGTATTCACCGCAATGGAAATAGCGGATTTTTTGGGGTGCGATGTCTTTCCTGAGTCGTTTGATGAAGAGTTGGAAGTCCCGGGGAGTGATAGAACCGCCGGGCGGTAGGTGATCTTGGTCATAGGTGAGCGTAATGAATGCGGAGTGCTCGTACATTTGGGACTCGTGGACGCAACGGATGGACCATTGCCGAGCCCGATCGAGTCCGCAACCGAGACATTTTCCGCAAGGGATTTTAAAGGCCAGAGGGTCATCTGTGTGGGTTTTACCGGTGAAGAGTACATTGATCTTCCCGTTTGGCTTTACCCCCCCAGAAACGCATTGTAGAGGCCTGTAGCACGGCACATTAGAGGCGGATCCCCCCCCGCATGGGGTTGGTCCTGTTCTTGGGGTGGATCTTAGAAGCCGTACGAGAGAAGTACTTTTTGGATTTACGGCGAGAGATTCTGCGTCTACGCATTGATTAGGTCCTCCATGAAGGTCTGTAGTCGTTGATAAAGCGTCTTTTTCTTGCGTCGGTAGAGTCTTTTGGGAGTTTGAGCGTCCAGGCTACTTTTTTGAGTGTGCCTGAGCGTGGTGTCACATATTGCGCAGTTGGACCCTGGAACGCATGGCGTATCCAGGTTTTGAGGTACGTGATGGTCGGTTTGAGGCATTCTAGTGAGTTGTTTGACACGTTATATTGATAGTGTCAGTCGTGCTATGTATGTCAAGTAAGGCATAGCACGCCCGAAGCATGAACTTCGGAAGTTTGGACGGCAACGGCGTCCATGGTAACGGGAGAATTGCTCGTCGGGCTGACGCCCTTTGCAATTCTGTTGGTAGGTGTAGTTTTTGCACTCGCTACGCTCGCTTAGTCCGTGTAAGTCAACGGATTTTTCGCTTCGCTTTTTGAGAAGAGAAAGACAACGTCGTAAGGTCTTTCTCGGTAACACCCGTTTTACGGCTTTTGAACCGAGTCAACGGCTGATATTTTATCATTTTTATTAACTTTTGTCAAGTCTTCCGTCTGAGTGGCGACAAGCCCAATGTCTTGAGCCGATTTCTGATTGTGTGGGAGTGAAGCCCATTCCAGGAGTTTAGCCGGATCATTATCGAACTGATTTCTAAGTTCGACCGGCAAGGAGAAGAAGGCTTCTTCAGCCTGGATTATTTTGTCCTGGAGGGCATTGAAGTCGGGGATCTGGGATACGTCCGCATATACGGGAGGACGTGTGGCGAGTGGAAACTCGCCGGTTTGGATGTAGCGTTTGACCATGAAGTTTATGTCGGTGGATTCAGCATATTGCTGTTGAGTCTTGGAGGGCAGAGTGAAGGTTATAGCGTAGGACTTGCGATTTTTCGTTTTGGATTCGTTTGGTTTGCAAGTAGACATTTTATTACCTCAGCGAGATAGATTTAGTTTAGGGATATTGATGTTACCACCGACAGGATTGGTCAATGATTTGATGGAGTTGATGAACTGCATGATGTCAGATCCCGATTTAAGAACCTGTGAAGCTACGGGCGCAAGTGATTCATAAGCGCCCCAGAGCTTCGGATTGTCCTGTTTGAAGGCCATGATACTGCGAGCAGTCCAGGCCTGTAATCGTTTTTGCTCGAGGTCAGCGGTCGCCGCTTCCTTGGCAATGCCAAGGATCTCGAGCTGTTTCTGATTGACCTGATTGGTTGTGGACATATTTGTCCGTTCTTGTTGACTGGTTTTAGCCTGGTTGAGTGTACGGGCAATGTCTGTGCCCGATGAGATGATATTTTGACCGACTGTTGAATAGTCGGGTACTTGGGCTAGTGCCCCTCCTGGTGAGGAGGCTCCCCCGAGTTTAGCCGAGAGTATTGGATTAAGGCCGGCTTTTTTAAGGTCTGCTATTTCTCGCTGATGAGCGGTATTAGACATTCGCTCTTGGAATGCCATTTGTTCCCGAGCGGATTCCCGCATTGCTTTAGCGGATGCAGCAGAGCCGGCCAGGCCGGCGCCGGCTCCCAGGAGAGAGCCGGCACCAGAGATTAAGGCCCCGCCGATGATCGGATCCATGGTTAGAAGTGGTCGACCATGCCAGGTACGCCATAGACCGGCATCGGCCGAGCGCATTTTAAGTCGATGAAGGCATCGAAGATGAAGTGAGGTTGCGACGGGGTGGAAATAATTCGTTCCATCGGTGGATTCTCCTCGATGAACTGCTGTGATAGCGTCGGTAGATTCGCAAATTCTTGCGAAAGGTGCCAACTCGCCAGTGACTCGTTGCCAGATGTAACCACCGGGCGCATAAGTCCCGTGATTTTTGAGTTAGCGTATCTATATTCGGCATAGCGTTCTTGGTAGCCGAAGATTTCGTTGTCCTCTGCATCATTTGCGGATCCCTGAGCGAAGATTTCCTTGTTTTTAATTCCCTGCTCGCCCAAGTGAGCGAGACTAGGCCAGAAGTGATCGAAGCGTGTCCTACGGGACCACATACGATCGAGGCCCTGGGAATACGTGAGGTCCGCGCGGACTGAGATGATGCCAATGAGAATGCAATGTTCGGTGAATGATTTCGTGAAGCCATGTCCATGAACCATGGCCGTACCGTAGGCGGCTAGATTAGCCTGGGGAGTGGATGTATATCCCGTTGTAGGCTCGTTCGGAGTACCCGAGCTCTGTGCCACCGTATGGATGGTGACCGGTGTGGTGCCCCCGCCCAGATACTGGGGCCTCTGAAGAACATCGAATTGTGGGTCGGTAACTCCGAAGTGACTTTTGAGAATTTCTGGATAGCGGGACCCTCCTCGTGCATCCCGTTCAAGCATTCGCTGAAACTGGAAGGATTCTCGGAGTGCATTGATTGTCGGAGAGAGAGCGGTAGCCAGGTCGGCTGTGAGGTTTGAGGTTCCAGACGGAACCACGTTGACTGCCTGGGCGTCGTTCCATGTACCTGATTTATTTCCGACATAGAGAGTATCGTCTGCTGCTTTATATCGGAGCTGACCGGATCCGACGGAGACACCTCCTCCCATAGCGGAGAGTTCAAGCTGTTGGCCAGGCGTGCCGTAGACAGGAACCTGAGCGCCAAGTGGCAAGGTGACCGAGTCCCCTTTTTGTGGCCAGGGAAGAGCTGAGGTGAAATAGTCGTGGCGTTTCGCCCGACGTTCAAGCTTATAAAAGGTGTG